TATATATATCTTAGACTAAAAACAATGTTATGTCAACTGTTTTCTTCGTCCCAAGCCATTTTAAGAACGTAGTAGATGGAGTAGCTAGCTAGCAATAAGCACAAAGCCACCATACCTACCACGCTCCACACTGGGTCAGTAGCCGTATGCATTATTTAAGCTCCATAAAATAAAGGTGCTTACTGTAAAAAATAAAGTACTAGATAAAATAAATAACTTCATTATTCTGAAAATATAGATAAAATTAACAAAAATACAAGCCATAGCATGGGAATTGCTATGATGATAATTGCTGATTCCATAGTTCTTTAAAATAAAAGTCTATTGTTTCTAGTTTTTTTGCCTCTATTTCTTTTTCAGAAATAGCCCAGCAATAACAGAAATTCATCATTTCCATTGAGATATGGTCAGGGCCAAAAAGCCTAGAAAAGGCAGACATAGAAAAGTTGTACTTTTTAACCGCCTCCTCGTCCATTGAAAAGTTCATGCTATTTAACCTCGTGGCCTCCAAACATTGCTCTCATTCCATTAAGAACTTTGTTTGCAAATTTTCCTAGTCTCCTAGATCCGAAACGTTCGTAGAGAGCAGCAGTAATAACAGGGGCCGGAACACCGAGATCCACAGCAGTATTAACAGTCCAACGACCCTCACCAGAGTCTGATACTCCCCCATCAAACTTGCTAAGCTCTCTATCCCTGCGAAGAACATCAGCTGTAAGGTCAAGTAACCAACTGCCAACAACGCTACCCCTACGCCACAACTCAGCCACTTTAGCAACGTCAATATTATACTTATAATCTTCTGGATTATCCATTGGAGCAACTTCGGCATTACCTTCCCTAATGTATTTTGACCCAGCATTAGCTTCATGCAAGATATTAAATCCCTCTGCGTATGCTTGCATGATTCCATATTCTACTCCGTTGTGAACCATTTTTACAAAATGACCTGCGCCTGGTTTTCCGCAATGCATCCATCCGAACTCTTCTGGATACCAGGCAGGATCCCCGACGTCTCTTTTGCCTGTGCGTGGTGCAGCATTGATACCAGGAGCTAAAGCCTGGAAAATTGGAGCGCATACGGCAACGGCCGTAGTTGAACCTCCTACCATGAGACAATAACCACGCTCGAGGCCATGAACTCCTCCGCTAGTGCCACAATCAATATATTGGATACCGAGCATAGACAACTTTTCAGCTCTTCGCCTAGAGTCTTTAAAATTGGAATTACCGTGGTCGATAATGATATCGCCTTCTATGCAAAATGGTAACAACTCATCTAGAGTGTCCTGTACGCTTTCCGCAGGAACCACGAGCATAAAGATACCTGGAGTTAGCCCTGTATCTTTGTCCGTATGTATCACTCTAGCAAGATACTCGATAGAGGTGGTGCACCCGCTAATATAGCCTTTTTCAAACTGCTTTTGTGCTTTTTCGTAGTTTTTTCTGTAGCCTTGTACCTCAATACCGGCGGCGATCATTCGGCGAGACATGCCTTCGCCCATTCTGCCCAAGCCAATCATTCCAACTTTCATTTAATAATCTCCAGATTTTAGTATTATAAGTTTTCGCAGTCCTTACCTATTGTAGCAAGTTCTGCACCTATTTGTGCGCCTTGGTTTTGCCCAAATAGTGTTACCCATCCTGCAGCTAACCAACCAACATAAGGTATGTTAACTAAGACCGGAGCAATTAACCCACCCGCAACGCTAGCCCCCACTGTTGCACCTACGGATTCTCCTCCACCTTCCGCTTTGATACATTCTAACGTTGCGGCATTGATCTTTCCCTCGCCACCTCCTCGGTGCCTTGCCCCATTGACTGTGTATTCCTCGTCATAAGTAGAAGTGGACCTTCCGCCAACTCCAAAGATTCCGTTTTCTTTGTCTACGTACTTTTTGACTCCTAGCACCGTGGGGTCATTTGACTTATATTCAATTTCGTAGCCATCTTTAGTGGCTTTTAATCTGTAGGTTGTGTAATCCCCTACAGGAAGGTTAATCACAGGAACAGTGGGCCGGGAGTTCATGAGATGCCCTAAAACACCTATATGAGCAACACCGATTAATGTTCCTATACCTAATGTAAACCATTTTAAGGCAGATGGGAATCTTTTATCGCCGTTTTCTGACATAATAAAAAAGCCCTAATACTAGGGCCTATTATATTTGTCTTTAATCCTCATAGACCCTGCATTCTTCGGTCTCAGGGTTCATTGCGCAATATAGCTCCAACGGAGATGGGTCGTGAAGGTCTTCTGGGTTTTCTTTGCGATAATACTCTAGCTCTTTGAGCTCTTCTTCAATGTGCCTTCTCTGTTGAGGAGAGACTGTGGGGTCTTGAAGAATTTCCTTGTCCTTAGCAATGTGGGTCTCGATGTTTTTCATGATTACTTGGATTGTTTATATTCGGAAAAAGAGGCATACCCTCTGAGTTTAACTAGTTGATCGTAGGCGTTGACTCCTTTTTCGATTTTTGTACCCCCGTTATAACACCAGGCGTACCCGTCGTCAACTATTTTTTTGTTGTAGCATTCTTCGCCTTTGTAAAACCAACCTAACATTCTGCCGTACTTACCGTCTTTTTCGGTTCTAACTTCTAGCTCTTTAGGATCACAACAAAACCACTCTTCAGCGTAGCTAGTTGCGTCTAATCCTAAAAGCTTTTCGTCTTCGTCCCTGGTACGTTTTTCTGGAGTGTCGATTCCGGCGATTCTAACTCTTTCTTTTTTATAAAGACCAAAGCCTAAATCTAATATAATGTCTACGGTGTCTCCGTCTACAACTTTAACAACTTCTTTTATTTTATATTCGTACATTGCTGTTTTTCTTTCTTTAACCTAGAAAGAATTAGCCTTGCGTACGTAACATCTCCTTCTGTGTAATGGTCAGGATGTTTTTTAGCTGTTTTAATTATCTTTTTTGCTGCTGCTTTTGCTTGCTTTTTCTTCATTTTGTCTTAGTACCTCAACGTCTTCTATATAGTTTATAAACTCTTTTGCAATGTTGTTTAAGTTATTTCCACCTTGTGAAATCCACATGTCGCAAAACTCGTAAACTTCGCGCTTGAGCGTAAACATTTTTCCTAGGATCTCAAGAGACTTTGCCCTAAGCTCCATGCGTTCTTCAGAGTAGCGCCAATCGTTAGCCATTAGAGTGCACGTATATAATATACAATGCCCGAAGACGGGATCGAACCGCCGACATTCACCGTGTAAAGGTGCTGCTCTACCGCTGAGCTATTCGGGCGAGAAAGGGCTTTTGCCCTTATTAGGTCTTACTGACCAAGAAGCTCTCTTGTTGCTTTTAGATCTTCCTCAAAGATTTCAAGGCCTTTGTCCGTTAGAACGTGGTTGATCATTTGAGTAAATACTTTAGGAGGCATTGTTACAACTTGCGCTCCGTTGTACCAAGATCTAACAGCTCTTTGAACCGTGCGGACAGATGCTGCAAGCACCTGAGTCCTAGAGCCATGGATTCTGTACACCTCAGAAATAGAACGAACTACTTCTAAGCCAGCAACAGATTGGTCATCAAGTCTGCCAACAAAAGGTGAAACATAAGTCGCCCCGGCTTTAGAAGCCAAGATCGCTTGAGCAGCGCTAAAAATCAAAGTAACATTTACGTTAATAAGATCAGATCGCAATGCTTTACAGGCAAGTAAACCGTCTCTAGTGCAAGGAACTTTAATAGTTGCCGCAGTGGGAAACTTTTGTGCCAAGCGCTTTCCTTCTTTAATCATTTCGTCGGCGTTTCCGCTAACTTCCATGCTAAGGTCTTTTACGCCAATGTCAATAATTTCTTCGTATACGCTTTCGGGATTACGTCCGCTCTTCATGATTAGAGTCGGGTTTGTTGTAATTCCGTCAATTAGTCCGGTTGAGAAGTGATGGCGAATAATGTCTGTATCCGCAGTATCCAAAAAGATTTTCATTCAATAAACTTGAAGACCTTTTTATTATAACATATACTTGAGCTTATTGACATACTCGTAAGAGTAAATTTCACGATTTCCTTTGATTCCCCAACCAAGCCAGTAGTAAGCAGGAACCATGTACTGCCTGACGGTTTGTCCGCCGCCCTCAAACATAGGCAGATAGCGCTGGAAAATATCTTCGTTAATCATGTAACGAGTTTGACCTTCCAGTGAAGATGGATCGCATCCGAACTTTTTACAAAAATTACCAAGACCTTTGTATCGGCTTAGGGAGGTCCATTGAATAAGACCATATCCGCCTTTTCTGCAGTTTTGGTAGTTAACCCTAGTTCCACCTTCACAAATGTTAGAGGTGAACCTACTTTCTTGCATGATATTCCCAAGAATTGTAGCAAGGGAGTTTCTATCAGTAATTCGCGTATTTTTTTGGAGCTCTGCTAAAACGTATTGTTCTGCAGGAGTGCAATTAGGGCACTTCCAAGTTTTTAGTTCTTCTTTTATATTAATTTGTTTTACAATTTTTTCTTCTGAGAACGGCTCTACTGGTAATTTAACGGCTTTAGGAGTAGAGGCTTCTATTAGTAAAGGCGTTAAAGTTGAAGCCAACAAAGTACCGGATGCAAAGAATAACATATCGCGTTTGGTAAATTTCATTTGTAATTATACCAGATATTTTAGCCTTTGTCAATCAAAATGGTAAGGCTGGACCCGTGGTCTTGGGTAAAGAGGGCATCTCAGGAAGCTTTACAACCTCCTGTATAAGGCCTGGAAGAGCTTCTCCAATCTCTCTAGAGATAGACTCTTTAGCGTTATCTACTATGCTTGTAACAATTTTGTCCTTGTTAAAAAACAAATATGCCCCGCCACCAACAAGACTAGCAGATACTACAAATGACCCAGCGGCCATTAGGTTAAATAAACCTTGCATGATGCTCCTAGATTGTACGAGTCTTTAAACGAATATTAAGCATCTTGAGAGTACCCTTGGGTAGGGTATATCATGTTATTTTTATACAGCGAAAAAACAGTAAAAATAAAGGCCGTTGTAATAACGACCACTAATATATCTCTGTATAAGATGTTTTGCTTCACGAGAACATTCCTTCTTTCATCATATATTTAAGCGCTTCGTTCATGTTTCCGATATGATTTATCCCCATCGTAACTTGAGGAAAGGTTGCATTAGATCCAAACTCTGAGTAAAAAGCGTCTAGAGTAAAGTGCTCTCCGAGCTTATACTCTAAAAACTCACCTCCTAGATTCTTGAGGAGAGAGGCCATTCGCTCGCATTCTTGGCTTCCATTTGAATAGATAACGGCGGTTTCATTCATAATACTTTTTTAAAGTTTTCGTCAATTCCCTGTCTTTTCTGAGGTGCATTAAAGTCTTCCATCAATCGCGTTGTCTCCAGTCGTCGGTTTTATCTTGCTTAAACCACTCTACTATTTCTTCAATGCTATTATTACCCGTAATATGGTTAGAAGGATCAGGGTCTCCTAAGTTCATTCGGTTAATAAAATCATCTAAGCTTCCCTTTTCAATGTCTGGATTAATCGCCATTCTTCTGGCTTTTCTCAGCATTTCTGAAGCTGATCTATTAGACTTAGCTAGTTTGTCTGCCCAAATCATATCATCGAGCTTAACCTCTTCTCCTTTTACAATTCTTTGGCAAATAAATTCCAACCTGAGGCGGTATTGAGTTGATAGCATTTAACTTTTTTGTATACTTTAATCTATAAGACTGCTTTGCTCACCCGTTAGGACATTGCCGCACAAGCTCTGAGAAAGTCTATCTCTGAGGTCATTTACTTTTTCGTCTGTGTAAGACTTAAAATTACCGCGCTTTTCTACTTTTTTGTAATAGTGAAGAGCGTTTAAAATCATTGTAAAATCGTCTAGGGTAATGTCTACCTTCATCAAATTCTACCAATAACTTCTTGTTGCTTCATGTAGAGCTTCAGATAAGTTTTAGTAAGCTCTCTGAGGAGGTTTGGATCTTCGATTAGGTCAATTGCCCTTGCGTGCTTCTCATAAGAAAACTGACGAGAGGTTGTTGTAAGATTAATTTCTTCTGGATTCATAGTTATTATTTCCAAAGTGTAAGCTTTTGCCTAAATGTGTCGTAAATTTTACGATGCTTGTCGTGAAAAACAAGCACTCCTTCTACAAAAGTAAGGAGTTTTCTTGGGAAGCGGGAGTAATGGGCTGTCCATACTGCCGGATATACCTCGATTGTATGAGTAATTATATGCGGAGTTACCTTACCATGCTGTCCGCTAGGAACGGTTTTGTGGGTACGCCAAACGCTATCTCTTTCTTCCTCAGGAACTCTTTCCCAGTTTTGTGTACCTGAATAGTCAACTTTAAATAGCCTTCCTTGAGGATCTATCCAAAAACGATCAAAAACACGCGTTAAGTCCTTTGTCTGGAGATCTTTTGAAAACCCAGGGCCAAGATCATAAGAAGATCTAATTGTGTCGTATAGTCCCATAAGATTGTGTTTGAGGTACGTCGTTCCAATGTCTAACAGCGTTTGCTACAATAGCAATGTTTGTAATAAGATAAGTGCAAAAAATAAAAGTCCTAATAATGGCTATTTTGTCCGATTCTTTATTACACTCTGAAGCTTTTTCTCCCAAAGCTTTACACCAAAGTCTCCACATTTACTCCTTTTTAATGTATCCGTTTTTAATTAGATATTCTTTTGTAAGCGGGGTTGGAGGGTATATTTCCCACATTCTCCCAGTTGCGCAAGCTTTAAGCGCGTTTTTGGTCATCCCCTCAATTTTACCTGCCCAAGTTGCCTCAGCCTCCCACGCTACAACTTCAGGGGGATAAGTACGCTCTACAACGTCTCTCCAAAAATCTGGAACGTCCTCTTCGTTTTTAATTACAGCAATTAAGCCGTTGTCAATAGAACCCGCCATGCAATCTTGAGCAGCGTGCCAACCTTCGTGGCGCATTACACTTATTAGTACTTCTGGCCTACGCATGTAGGTTTTATTTAAAAAGAAGTTATTGCCTATAGTGTGGTATACTCCTCGGTGGCCTACGGGAAAATAGCGCTCGTCAGCGATATAAACCTTAACTCCAATTTTATTTAGAATAACGAGCATTTCGTTAAATTCTTTAGCTACTCCGTTAAATTCCCACGGCCTTCTGTACTTTGAAGAAATATCTATTATAGAGAACACTTCTTCGATGTCTTGAGTACACTCTCTAAGAAGCATACATCCCATAGAATCCATTGTATAAAACCCCTTTGTAATTAGGTGGCTGTGTGCGAAGGCTCCTGTGGGTAGAAGGGCTAATGCTGCTAATGCTGCCAAAATTTTTTTCATTGGTTTAGTGCGAGGTAAAGACACATTTGAAATGTCACCTGCGGGGGTCGAACCCGCACGCCCATCCGGGCACGAAATTTTAAGTTTCGGTTGTCTACCAATTCCAACAAGGTGACCAGGTGCTTCCTGAGAGGATCGAACTCTCCTTAGGCAAATTATGAGTTTGCTGCATTCACCAGATTGCTAAGGAAGCCAATAGGACCGCTGGGAGTTGAACCCAGGTCACACCGTTATAAGCAGTGGGCCTTAACCATTAGGCGACAGTCCCGTGGTTTTACTTAGAGTAAAAATCACCGGCGAGTTGATCGATAGGCATAATTAAACAACGATTAGGGCCGTGGTTAATGGTAAATGTTTCACCATTTTCAACCCTTTCAAAAAGCTCATCGAAGTTTTCTTGGAATTCCTGTACGGAAAATTCTTTTTTGTTTAAGTCCATGAGAAGTTTTTGACTTGTGTATATTATACCAAGAATTTTACTTGCAGTCAACCAAGATCTTAAAATAATTATAAAATTAGTAAGAGCCTTCGTCTGTATTTTCAAGTGTAAGCATGAAAGGCCGACGGTTCTCTTGTTCCGTTGGTTCTTGTTCTTTAAACTGTAGCTCCCTTTCCTCTTGTGTTTTATACTGCCACTCCCTCGTGTCTCCTACGGTCCAAGATGGGTCGGTTTCTACTGCAAAGTCGTGGGTAGAGACTTTAAAGTCAGGGATTTTAACTTCTTTGGGGATCATAGAAGCCTCATACCACAACACGCGGTTGTTCGGCTGAGCTGCGTATTGCCCGTTGTCTAAAGCAATTACGTTAAAGGATTTATGCTCATCGGGGGTTTCAGAAAGACCGAGCCTTGGGCGATTATAGTCCGGCTCGCAAGAATCAATAGTAAATATGTACTCGCCATGGTGCCACTGCTTATCTTTACCAAGAAACTTACAGCGCAACCCGCTAAGGGTAAACTTTTCTACAACAGTAATGTCGTAACTAAAACAATCCCACAGCTCAATTACATCTAGAGGGAGATCAGGGGAAGGTGTTTCTGGATCAGAGACAAAAGCAGATAGCGGAAGCTTGTCGTAAAGTGCTCCGTACTCTGGTAGAAGTGCCTCAATATAAATTGCTCTGCGGGCAATGGACTTTACGCTAATCCACACTGCCTCTGTAAACTCTCCGTGACCTTTCTCTAGATCATAGAGATATTCTTTTCGCACGTAACATTTGTGCGGAGGTACATTTGCTACTAAAAAGCTCATAGTCTACATATAACTACGAGACTTTACACTATTTGACTAATTCTTGAAGTACAGGAACGGGTACTTGCTGTATACCCGGGACAATTTGTCCAATAAACAAACCTAAAATAACTAGCCCACCGGCAACTAAATATCTCCACTTGGTTAGATCTTCTACTTTTTTCTCAAGTTTGTCTAATCTGCCGGTAAGCTCTTTATGCTCCTTATGGCTTTCTTCTTTCATGCTATCAAGCTTTTCGTACAGAGCATCTTCTTCTAGAACTCGCTCTTCTATCTTACCCTCGTGCTTTATAAGCATCTCTTTAATAGAGAGGGATACGTCGCTAAGCTTTTCTATAGATTCGTCTATTTTTACGAAGTATCTTTCGTGAGTCTCCAACCGAGACTCTATCACAGATACTCGGCTATCATTAAAGGGACTCATATAGTTGTTTGTTTACCTGCTATATATTTTTAAACGAAGCCTATTTTAAAAGTAATACTCGTCGTCTTCGTCTTCCCAGCAAGATGGCTCGCTAAAAAGCTCCTGCATTTTTAGTTTTTCCATCCTTTCTTCGAGGATTTTCAAGTCTTCTTCTGAAAAATTACTGATCATCTTCCTGGCTTAATCTTCTGATTTCTCCTAATCTTTTTTCCCAAGTATCTCCAGAGGTGGATCCTTTGCATGGGTTAATGCAGCTATCGTCTCCAAATTTGTTGCAAACTAATCCGGCTAAGTCGTTCGGATCTCCTTTAGCTCCTGTGCTCCAGTAAAGCTGTCCATCAAACCACTTAGCCTGGCATTTAGCGCAAATTGATATCTGATTTTCTATCATTTTTAAATTCTTTAATTGATTTTTCGAGAGATTTTTTAAGCCTACGCTTCATGAAGTAACTTCTTACGAGAATTATTTGGTATCTCATAGATAAATCTACAAATCTGAATAGCATAAGAGTATTCTCTACTCCAGCGTAAGCAACCATTGCAGAAACGATAAGTATCGTTAAGTAAAACCCAACAAATCCGCTATCCATATCAATGCCTATATTCGTCGATAGTATCAAGAATGTCAGATAAACACTTATCTACTGCCTCTTTTTCTTTGGGGCTCCATTCTTTTCCATAAGTTCCGTTGTACAGATTACTTTTTAATCTGAGAACTCTAGATTCGATTTCGATCTTAGTCAGTTGGTTTCTAGGCATGATTACCAAAAGGTCTCTTTAAAACAGTCACTGCACGAAAACAGTAGTGATATTATACAAGATAATAGAACAATTGTAAGTAACTGTTTATACATACTACAAAAGAGGCAGCTTATGACCGCCTCTTATTCCTTTAATCTGTAAATAACAGGTTAATTATTATTTGATAATCACCAGATGCCTGGGATTACCTGACCGGTTACAAGGTATGCGCCAATGGCGGCAACAAAGCCAATCATTGCAAGACGGCCATTAAGGGTTTCGCTGTTTTCGTTGAATTTCATTGTTTTTCTTAGATAGTTAGTTTATTTGCTAGAGGTGTCGTATCCAAACTCGTCATCAATTTCTTTATCAGACTTTGGAGCTACAGATTTAGTCAAGTCTCTACGAGACTGATTTTTAATAATGACAAAAGCGTCTTTATTATATTTACGAGTTCCTTTTAGAGGTGCCCATTTAGTTCCGGCTCCTTCGATCTCGTAGACCGATGTACCAGCAATTTCAACAGCAATTTTATCTTCGGAATCCCAGCCCATTGCTTCTAAGGCAATTGCAAGTTCTCCGAGCATTTTACCAGGATACATTGCAGAGTTTTCAGTGGGTTGCATTAATAAGTTTCAGCAAGTTGTTCTATTTTTGCAAGGAGTGCCATCAAAAAATACCAAAAAAGAACTTACCGGTGATCGCGTAAGAGAGGAAACCGGAAATAATTCCCATCATGGCCCAGCGGCCATTGTAACGCTCGATGTATTGCTTAGGAGAATCCAAGCCTTTGCGATTGTAGCTTTCTACAACCATTTGGGGTTCCTTAGCAAAAAGGTTGTTTTGGCCAAGTTCGTTAGTTGTAACGGTCATGGTGTTTGAGGGGTGTTCTATATTATTATAAACTATTTGTTACAATATGTAAACTACTTAGTAATCTTCTGCCATTATCCTTTTAACACCTTCTTTGTTTTTCATACAGTGGCCGTGAACATCGACCTCCATATCCTTGTGAGCTTTTACGTGGATAGATTCAATGAAAACCAGCACAGCTAAAATACCAGAGAAGTAGGCCAAAAGAAATTTCATCGGATTAAACTCAATAAAAAACCCCGGTAGTCTTGCCACCGAGGCTTAAGATTTAGTAGCTAATCAGAAGCTGTAACGAGCGCCGATCTTAGCGCCGTAGCTGCGATCGAGGTCCTTATCGCCAGAGCCAAGGAATTTGATCTCGGTGTAGAGGCCGAGGGAATCTGTCAGAGCAGCAGAACCTCCGATCTTAGCAGAAGGAACAGTGTTGCTCTCTTCGCCATCGGGGGAAATTACAGTAGCACCACCCTCAACAAAGTAGCCGATGCCTTCGGTGATTTCACCTTCGTAGCCCACGTGGAGTTCAGTAGCAACGCCTTTGTACTGAGCGCCGGTCCAGCCTGCGTCAGCTTCAACGTTTACATAAGGACCGGCAACAGCAGCAGCACCGGTTACGGAAATGGCAGCACCAGCTGCAAATACAGATTTGATCATAATAATAAATTTAGTGTCTCGGTAGGAAAAATAGAGTACCTAACGGATGGAAGGGACCTCGACATGACCCCTTAGAGAGAATAAATACCTAATTAAGGAAACTCTCATATAGTATTATAAACTATTTTGCGCAGTTTGTAAACCGAACTACTTGATTGCTTGGAGGCGCTCGAAGTATTTCTTGGCTATTTCTTCTCTTTTTGCCTTTGCGGCTTTGCTTTGTCCTTTAGCCTCTTGATACTGTCTGACAGTTGATCTGACAAGTTGAGCATATAGACTCTTATCAAGCTCAGGACGGTCAATATCAAGAAGCTTATATACTTTGTTAAAGTCAATTACAGCCTTAGTTGGGTTTTCTTCAATCTTTCCACTAAGACCATAGTCAATTAGCGTAGACTCACTGCCGCCTTCGCCGTCGGTCATAAACTGCTGGTTGTGCATATCTCCGTGGTAGAAGCCCATTTTATGGAGATCACGAATAGCTCTGAGAGACTTACGAGCTTGGTCTTCGGTCATGGCCAGGCCTCTCTCCTTCTCTTCAGGAGTGCGGGTGTAACCGTTACCCCACAAAGGAGCTCCGTCAATGGCGTCCATTTCTATATGCTCGTCGGAAGAGGAATGGATTTTAGGAGAGTGGCCGAGTTCTGCCATACGTTTGCCAAGTTCGACTTCATGCGGTCCCCACTCTTTTCCTTCCTTTAGAGTTTTTACAACCCGGTTTTGCTCTTCGTCTTTGTAAACAATTCCGTAGTTTCCTTCGGCAAGTTTTTTCATCTTAGAGACGTCAGGAATAGAGGGCTTTGAAGGCTTTGCTTTCTGCTTCATTCTATCATCTCCCTGCACCAGCTTCCACCGACCATTAGCCTGTTTCTGAAGTGTATGTCCAGACTTAGGGTTTTTATAAACCGCTCCTGGCTGAGCTGTTTTTCTTAGTGCCTCTGGCACCATTTCGTCGGAATAATTAAGCTTAGGCATGTCTGTAAATTATAATATGTTGTTTCTTTCAACTAGGCCATTGTCAAACTCCCAATGGCAGTTCAAGCGTTTATTTCTTTTGTTAAAGCAGGCTCACCAGGAATCGAACCTGGAATCTCCGCTTAGAAGGCGGGGGTTATGTCCGTTTAACTATGAGCCCGTGATTTGTCCCTAGTCAGGGAACTTAGTCTGGAGAAGATACTCTACAGTATCGGATAAATCTTCCATGGCCTGCTTAAGGCTAGGTCTTTGTCCAGACTCTTGAACCATTCTATCACGATCGTCGGTTAATGTCCACCGCCACTGATTCAAAGACTCGTTATACCAGAGATTAATTTTCATAAGAAGTTTTGTAGCTCTCGGTCATAACTATTATACCATAACCTCCAATATACCGATCGTTTAAGGAATATTCAGAATATAAGCGTTAACTTCACTATGTCAGCTAACTTTAGAAAGTTTGACGTCAAGCACGGTCTGAGCGTCAATGGGCTCCCGTTCGTTGATGAGAACAGAAACGTAACACTGAATAACCTTACTGTTCAGGGAACTTCAACAGTTGTAGATACAAGAACAGTATCTTCAGTCGATCCTATTATTAGCTTAGGAACCTCTGGATCTACTTACTCAATCCAATCGGACGTAGTTGCTAACCCAGGAAGGCTTGTATTTGCCGCCGACGCGTTTGATGACATTGCCGTCGGAGACGCATTTGAGTACTCTTGCGACACAACAGACGCAGGTGGTCTTTCTTCTGGCACGGTATATTTCGTTGTTTCTAAAGAAACCGACGTAACGAGCAGCGACTATAGATCAATAACTTTTGCAGCTACGCAAGGCGGAACGGCAATTGAGATTACCAGCAGTGGTGTTGGATCTCAGAGCATTACTCTCAACCCCATGAGAGATATCGGCCAAGACCTTGGTATCGAGTTTAACTACGTAGAGTCTGGAACTACTAAGAAGGGATTCTTCGGTTACGACAATAGCGAAAATCACTTTACTCTTTTAACTGACTCAACGTACGGTGGTTCTAGTTCCTCTTCAGACTCTTCCACTCCTGAGTTTACAGGAACCAAAGCTGGCGCAGAATTTAAGTATATCAAGCTCGAGCCTACCTCCGCTCTTACGGCCTCAGCTCCTGCTATTGACGTAGATCAAACCTGGAACGAAGGTAGCACCACCTTTGAAACTTTAAGAATAGATATTGTAGATACCGCTTCTGCAGCTGCTTCTTCTTTAATAGATGTAAAAGTCGGAGCTAACCAGAAGCTTCTGCTTAGAAAAGATGGCTCGCTTGCAGTTAATGAAGGAACCATCGGTGGTGTATTAAGCGTAAGCAACGCCAACAACTCTGAAGCCAAGTTAATTCACTCTACTGCAACTTGGAATAATGCAGGAACCGTATTTACCGGTATTAACTTAGAGATTACCGATACTGCTTCCGGTGCAGGTTCTCAGCTTGTTAACTTCTATGCTTCTGATGACAGAAGCTTCTCGATTAATAATTTTGGTCAAGTTGTTAGCGAAGTTGAATTTACCGACGGTGGAGTTAATTCTGCTCACGTTATTAACGTAACTGACACTTCTTCTGACCCGGCCTCTAAGCTCCTTGACTTAAGAGTCGACGACGCTTCTAAGTTTAGCGTAGACAAAGACGGTACTCTTAACGCCTCCAAGGTTAATTTCAACGATGAAATTGAAATTCTTTCAGAGAACCCAGGTAATAGCACTTACGAAAACACTGTTCAGCACCACGCTGATATTCAGATCATTGCTTCTGGAACCTCAACGGCAACTACTATTGGATCGTTCCCCGTCACCGAGCTTACGACCGCTGAGTACGTTATACAGGTTAAGCAGGGATCTAACATCCATAGCACCAAGATCTTACTTGTTCATGACGGAAGCGACGTATACTTAACCGAATACGGCACCGTGTATAACAACAACATTATTGTTACGTTTGATTCTGTAATTAGTACAGGAAACGTTATTCTCCAAGCAACAAAAACAGCAGCCGCCGTATCAGCCGCTGCTGCTGCAAATATTAAGATTTTCAGACTCGGCTTACACGCTTAATTAGCGACCCTGGCCACGATATTTTTTCTTTGCTCCGTTTCTACTAGAGGCGGAGTATTTAGTATTTACACTATTACCTTGGCGAGTATTTTTAGGCTTTCGTTGAATAAAAGATCCACCTGTAAAAGATCCTTTTGCTGCCATGATTTTTGAGTTAATTACCTAGATATTATATCATATTATCTGGTAATTTTCTTCAAGTTGTAGTTAATTGGCATAAACCACCTCAGAACTTCGTTTGCAATTGCCTGGGTATCAGATACTCCGCAGGTAAATATGTCGCATGCTGCTGCGCCTTTTTCTGGCCACGTGTGAATAGAGAAGTGGGACTCAGAGAGCATATAAACTGCGGTGAAGCCTTGAGGCTGGAACTTGTGGCTTTGTACGCCTAATACTTCGCATTCATAGTCGTGGAGCACTCCCTCCATCCAATTTACAAACCCATCCATCTCATCGAGTAGGACAAAGTCAACGCCGGTAAGATCTAGGAGGACATGAGTGCCGAGGCGGTCTATTTTTTGCATATTAAAAATTTGTTATAAAAATATCAGAAAAGAAGGCCGAGCTGTGAAATATTATACTCGAGTAATTTTTAGACCACTCTAATAAAACCTCGTCGGTCTTATTTCTATTCTTTAGCCTTGCAGTTAGCAAAAAGTTTTTTCCTTTGCTATCTATCCCTTCAAGAAAACTAAAAAATTTCTTTTTATTGGGCTCAGTGGAAGGAAATGGTAAGTGGATGTGAGCTAGAGAATCTTTAGTTAGTAGTTCTGATTTAAAACTACCGAACTTAGATTTAATTAATATAAAGTCAGAGTTAATTAACTTTCTGTTTTTAAGCCCAATTTGAGAAGTATCCAAAGTGTGAGGAAAATATTCGCACTTAAAATTTCCATGCCGATCAAACTTGTGAATAAACCCACTAGCGGACATAAGACAATAGAGTTTTGCAAAGGTTCTCCTTGAGGGATTTCGAAGTTCTTTATTAAGATCTCTCCTCAACCTGTTGTACTTTGCAGGGCCCCACTTGCCCTTAAAGTGGGTCTTAAATTCCTCTAGAATTAGAGGTTCAGCATAAGGCTTCTGTATCAGATCGTGGAGGCCTATGATGTGCTTTTCGTCTGAAAAGCCCATACCTCCTTTGCATTCGTACATTATCTCCCCCGTAGACAGCGTGAGATCGTAGATATAGCGGTCCTTAATGCCTTGTTTTAAGGCAAAAAAATACCCAGATGACCCGGAGAGCAGTTGCTTACCTGGATAGGGTATTAAAGGGCTATTTAATTTTTCTCCAACAGCGTCCATTGAAAAAGGAGTATAAAAGAGGACTGAATATTCTTATTGTACCAGGAGGAGTTTTCTTATAAGAATCTTTTTCTCCGAATGTGCTCAAAAGCAAATATTCAGTATATTCCTCTGTATTCTCTACTATTTTAACAGATTTTTCAAGAAGCGTTTTTATTGAACCTAAAGAAATTTTGACGTCTTTTTCAATATAGTACTTTCCGTGTTTTTCTATTCTGTATTTTAGAATCGCAAGATGGTGCGGTTTGTACTCTAAGAATCTATCAGAGCGAATTTCTTGGTGCATATTTAACAAAAAAGCTCTTATAGTTACTAATATTATAACAGGATGATACTATTTTTTGGAGTCTATAGCAGATCTAACTTCTGGGCATTGACCGCCTGACCCACCGCAGGAATTATTCTTTTCTTTATTTTTTGATGCCACGGACAAACCGAAACTCGCAAGAGCTCCTGAGAAAACAGAAGCAATAAAAGTAGGATCAAACTCAAGTATTCTTTTTCCGTCAGGAAGTCTAACGTAAGAAAACGTAAGCAACGTTGCTGCCCAAAGTAGCACAGTTACTTTAACAAAGTCTTCAAGCCGCTCTCTCACGGTGTATTGATCATCTTCCAGCTCTTCTTTTTTGTTCTTTATTTCTATGTTCGTTTCCATTTTTAAAACCAAATTATGGTCTCAATTTAATTTTAAACGGGAAACCCCCTTGCTCTCACAAGGATCTAATCAAATCTTATTTTCTTCTTTATGCGCCGAGTAATAAATTGAACTCAAAATTTCTTCGTATTCTTCGTACCACTTACTGCCAACTAGCTCGTAACTTTTCTTTTTGCTAACTGCGTCGTAGATTAGCTTCCACTGATAATTATTTAGTTCCATGGGAGGTTGAGTAGGAGTTATGTGGCTAAATATCCTTAATCTTATTTATTAGAATTACGCACTCTTTCTAAGTATATCTTTTCGTTTTTATATAATCCAGAGCCATCTTTATCCAAGTAAATTTTCACGCCTTGCATTAGCTCGGGTACTAGCCACTCGTTAACTTTGTAGCAATACTTCCAATTAACGGGCTGCACGCAGTTCATTACTGCAACGTTCCAAAAAGCAACAAGGTGGATCCAGATAGTAAGCATTGTGCTAATCTCGATAAATATTATACAATAAAAAAGCACCCCGTAAAGGAGTGCTGTGATCAGTTTTCTTCCTTTAGAGCCTCTTTCAATGCTTCTGTTACATTCTCTTTGAATGATTGACGAGGAATGAAGATGTCATCATCATCAGTCTTGTAGTCCTGGTGCGTCTCTTTGAACTGACGCTCACATTCATACACAAGATTGGATACGATATCGTTGATCACTTCCATTGTATGTGGTTGAAGTTCATCCCATGATTTATATCCAGGGAACAGATCATCCTTGACACGATTCATCAGTTCTCTCTTACATTGCCATTGGTCATCAAAGATGTTGAGAAATTCTTGCCAATCGTCTTGGGATTTGAAATTAGGAATACTCATTTGTTTTTCCACTCAATAATAGAATTAACCAAATCAATAATACAGACAGACCGACCTTTGGTGGGTTCAATAAAGATTTCATCCCACCAGTCAGACACAACGTCATACAGTTCTTGTTGTTCTTCAGTCATTCTTCTACTCCATATTCAGTAGTAATACTATCAATCACATAATCTCCGTGAGCAATCAAAAGATTAGCAGTCGCAATAGCCACTGCCATCGTTTTATGTCGTTGGTGTCGTTGCTCTATATCGTTTTTGTAATAGTATGTGATAAGATAGGTCATTCTTCTATCTCCCAGTCAAGTGCTTCTTCCCATTCAATTTCGTGTGTCTCAAATTGTTGAACATCAGTATAAGGCATAGGGTCTCCAGATGCCCTCATTTCATCATAGATTTCATCAAAAAAATCTTGAAGTATCATACTCTCAAATGCTTCTTGATCTGGAGGACAATCCCAAAGTTCAAACATTTCAGTTGTGGGAGTGAATGTAAGAGTTTTGGTGTAAGTTACTGTGACAGCTTTGAGTGGGATTTTCATTTCAGTTGCTTCATTTGGTGAATAAGTTGATGAATGTCTTCAGTCATTGTTTCACTCGTTCAAGATAATCTTTTCCTTGTTGATATAAACCATCAATCAAATCACTAAGGTCTGCCGTCTGAATACTATCAAACTCATGGTTGAGATTCTCACAACGTAGAGCATCAAGCATACAC